AGCGGTTTCAACCGACCCCTGCGCCTCCCTAACATTTCACGCATTGCCCGAATTTCGACTCTTGACTTGAGCAACCACGGATATTTTCGTCTCACTGACAGCGGTGAACCGCTGTCGTACCACTGGACAGCCCCCGTCTCTTTATCCAAGGTATCGAAGTCACACTCGGATGTGTTGTCGAGAGGTGAAAGCCAGTTCGGTTGTTGAGTCAGCACCTCAAAACCGTCATATATGACTAGGGGCGTGGCGGTCGGCGTATACGGATCGGTGACTGACGGTTCGCACGCGAAATCGATTGTTGCTGAAATCGTTCTGTCAGTGTGACGACGAGTCGTCACTGCGTTAGGTAGGTGGCCGATGATACACGGGTAGATCGAAACCCCGTTCGACCATGCTGACGTTGTTGCACGCGAGAGGGTGATACTGCTAACCGACACAGTCTCTACCTCTACAACCTCAAACTCCCGACTGTTCCCCATGATGATCGCCAGGCCACCTGCGGTAAACGACATGTTTACGGTGTCCAGGTTGATCGACATTGCGCCTTCGGAAATACCTGATGTTGCCTTACGCTTGTCCATCCATATTGGGAGGGCGAACGCACGCCTCTGCCATCCCCATAACAGGTTTTCAAACCGAGAGGTATCCGTACCTGATATTGACATGTAGTAACTGAACGACCTACGAGCCTTTGTCCGTAATTCACGACGTTGCTCGCTACCGTCGAACGCTTGTAACACTTGAACCTTCCACTCAAGTGTTTCGTTCACGGGCGACACCCAGTTGGGTGCAAACGGCCATACAACAATCCGACGACCTGTTACGCCGAGTACAGGGAACTCACCTTGGAATTGCAACAGATAGCTTGCGTTTACAATCGCAGGTCCGGTGATACTTGCAGTTAGTGTGTAAGCCCTTTCTTCAAGTGCTGCGAACGTTGTCGGCAAACCCAATGTCAAGTCGAACGACAACCCATCCGTCCCACTTTCGCTCACCCCTGATAGTGTTCTGGCGCTGAGATGCGAGTTCCAAAGACTGATCTCCCGTGATTGACCATTGAAGATATTGCCTAGTGCAACCGCCACAGGGGAGATGTGAATACGATGATAGAAATCGTCACTGTACGTCCTTGTCACTCGCCCACTAAGTACCGCAGGATGTGCTGCAGGAATCACTCTGACAAGTGATTTTACGGCTGTCAGTGCAACATTCGACTCCCCGTCAGGCCAACCGATAACCCCGCTGAACCCTGACATAGCAGAGGTCAAGTAGTCGAAATCGGCACCACCTTGAGGGGAACGCGGTCGAAAACCTGTTATGAGCATGATAGGTTATGGTCCATCGTAACGAATTGCCCACCCAAACGTACCAGTGTGGTCTATTGATGCTGCAGGTGACATACTCGTTGAACCGTTGCGTTCAACGAGTGACTTCAAGTGGAATGGAAACACTTTCCACTTTTCTGAACCAAGTGTAATGATCTCCCCATCCGTGTAATTATCAACACGGACATATCGTGCGTTTGCGAGGTCAAACGAGAGGGAACACTTACCGCTCGGGCGCTGAACGTACCCTTTTATTGGCAATAGCGGGGATTCTTGGTTCCAAGCGGAAGGTGACCGTGAAATGTGACTGTAGACAGCGGGTAATACATGTAATGCACCTTGGTCAATCAAGGCCGCTGTGTAACCTGAGTTATATGCCTCTATTCGCCCTTCCGCCCAGTTTGACCCGTCAAACCCATGATGTATGGTATCAGCCATACTGTCTAGTGCCCCTATTGGGCGTACTGTCTCCCAAAACGGACCACCTGACGACCACCTACCTTCGGCGTTATAGTTGTAACCACCTGCTGATGAGGTAATCACCCATTGTTTACGGGCAGGCCAACTCGAAGTTGTACACAGGCGCTTGTGCGCAGAAGCTGTCATCCACAAACCCGATCCGGGGAGCACTATGCTTGACACCCCAAATGCACAGAAAAGATGTCTATTCCCGTCAAAGTTGAGAATGCAATAGACTTCATCGGGGTTCTCAAATGCGAACAGGTGATATGTCGCCGGCCAAGATGGCTCTGACGCGAGGTCTGTACCTCTCCCCATTCGAGGGGTGACACCTGACGGGTTAACCAGTGAACCTTCGAATATCCCAGTACCACCTTGCAGTATGATCCCTGGCCCTTGAGCACTCGTGACCAAACTACTCACGGTTAGTGTGAGGAACGCCACCCCTTTGTTTAGAATTGTCCCGGATGACATCGTCCACCCGTGATTCGTTACGAGTTCGCTGATTATTGCGCTCCGTAGGTCGACCCACGATGCAACCTGTCCTGTTGTGTAGTTCATCAGTCCATCCTCATTGCAAAATAGTCGGCAAATCCGGTACGAGACACATCTTGGAAAATGACCCAAGTTTTTCCGTCAACAACGACCGTGTTCTCAACTGAGTTGTTGAACCCCGTAATATGGCAAATGCCGTCAAGTTCTCCGTAAATGCCGTTTGCATCACTAAGGGTGACAGGGTTCAGCGGATAGTTACCGTTCGTATCGCGCTCCTGAAACGTAGTGCTCGTCTGGACAGCACTGTTCCAAGGGTGCGTCTCCGGTTGCCGCCATGTACCGTCATTAAATCGCATCCTGAAGTTGGCGCGGTTACCCTTGTACGGCATCGAATGCGTTGCTTCAGAAAATCTGGTCGCTGAAGCCCCGGTCAACATGCCACCGCAGATCACAGGGTAAGGGTATTGGCTAGGGCGAGCGTATGGAAAAAACTTTCCGACATATGCGTGCTCGTACACAGGTGTTCCGACCTTCATTGCAAGTGCGATCCTCTGAGCGTTGCAGGTTAACCAGTAGTCAACACGACTGTTGTGACACGGTACACCGCTCAACACGACGCCCGGTTGTGTATCGAAACCGTTGCCTGCGACGTAACCTGTGAAACCGGCAGCGACAAGGTTGTAGTAGTCGGCACCGATATCGTGATATGTGCGGAACCCGACGAATATCTCGTCAAGACCGGACAGTCCGTAACCCTTGAGAATCAATTCACGATTCACCGACACGTCGTCATACCTGAGAACGTCCCAACCATTTGCGGATGCGAAATTCTTGATCACCTCAAGCATCTTGTAATGGGCAAGCACTGCTCCTGAGTTATCGACGTATGAAATTTGATGTGGCATTACTTAACTCCTACGATTGCACGAAGTTGCGAGCGTTCAGCACTCAACACGTTCATGATTACTTTTCTACCTGACGGTGTGGCCGCTGCTGCTGACAGGAAGCTCTGAGCGTCAACATAATTCACAAGCGATATATCTTGAGGTTTCCCTTGTGACGTACCTCCGTTCAGTACGTTGCGCGGATCGGCAGTGGTCAGAACTTCTTCATTCTTCTTCAGGATCGTCGGGTATTCGTCCGGGGCGAGTCCTGCAATACCACCACCGTGGTATCGAGGTGCTCCTGCGAACAGAGCCTCACTGACACGCCTGGACGAGCCACCTGAAGCGCCAACGACACCACCTGTGTGCTTAACACTCGCAAACAGACTAGCTATGGTCCCGATGACGCCACCGCCGCCACCTGCCTTCTGTAAGGCATTCAGCAGCATTTGTTTTATGATCATCTGCGCAATTTGCTGCAAGAAGTCAGCAGCAAATTGCAGAAAGGACCGCCTTACTTGCGCTATCCCGTCCTTCCACGACTGGAAACCAAGAGCAGACTTCGTGACAGCCTCGGCCATACCCATGAACGCATTGGTCCCACCGTCTGCTAGGTTTTGGATGATCTTCTGTGTCATCTGCGACTGGGCGGTCAAACCTTTCCCGCTGTCGGCTGCGGCAATCATCTTGGCACGCAGCGTCTCAAGTGCCGTGATATCCTGACCGATGGCGACACCTGCCTGCATCATCGCATCGGCGTACCGCAGTGCCTCGTCGGCGACAGCCTGAATCTTCGGCTGCATCTCTTCAACAGCGATTGTCCCGAGGCGGTTTGCCTCAGTTTCGGTAACAAGGCCAGCTTCCTTCTGCGCGTTGATCGCGTCGAGCTTTGCCTTGCGCTCACCAAGCAGCAGATTGATCGAGTCTTCGTAATACTTTTGCTGCTCCAACTGCTGAAGCGCCAGGACACCCGAGTCAAGCCGACGTTTCTGCTCATCGGCGGGTGCGGTGTCTCGACCATTCGCAGCTAAGGTTTCTCGGAATGCCGCGATATCCCGATAAGTCTGCTCATAGGAGTCACGCACGCCTTTCAGACGGAGATTCAGGTCGTCCTTGGTCTTCTTCCCGGCCTGAGCGTCGATCTGTTCCAGCTTCTTCTGGATACCCTCTTGCTCCTTTTCAAGCTCATTGTTGAACTTGACGATTTCGGCCATCTTCAGTTCGTTGGTCGCCCGAACATATCGCGCCTCAAGGTCAGCAGCGTCTTTGCCGCCGAACGCTTTGATCTTGTTCAGCAGGGTTTGCGAGGCGATGTCGATAGCCGCGATGCGACGTTCGAGACTGTCTTTTTCCGACTTCTCAACGCGTGCTTCAATCGAACGAAGTTCAGACTCAAGGCTCTCCTTGATCTTCAGGCGCTTCTCAGCAGCCTCTTTGTCGACATTAGCTTTGTCCTCGCCGGGTGTCGGCTTCGCGGTCGTTCCGGCAACAGGCTTCCCTGTAGACGAACCGGGTGTCGCGAACGCGTCGTTGACCATCTCACGACTGATTTTCTTGATCGTCGCGAGGTCGGCCACCATCTGCTTTCTCAAGGTCGCGGACGCGTTACCAATCCGATCAACCTTGAACTCAATTGACGCGATGACTTTGTCAATCGAAGCACCGAGTTCGTCCTTGCCCAAGAACTTGGCAGTAGTCGAGAACAGACCCAACATCTGACGGAAGCCACTCGTCAGGATGTTCCCGAGCAAAGCCAGTCCGGATGTCACGACAGCAGGGATTTCAGCCCATGCGATCTTCACACCGTATGTGATCGCAGTCCACACCGTCTCAAACAGGTAGACCATCCCTGCACCCCAAGCTTTCGCGTAGGACGACTGCTGGTACAGAATCGTGCCGATCTCCCAACCGACAAACGCAGCAGCGAGCACCCCGAACGTCTTGTTCACAATCCCGAGCGTCGTAGCGAGTGTTTTTGCCGCGCCTGTCGCAATTCCGAGACTTCCGGCCATCGTGATCAAGCCTGCCCCGAAGGATGAAAGCTTTTTTACAGCGATGATACCGAACGCCAGTTCGAGAATGGTCTTGACCGTTTCGATGTTCTCAGCCAGTAATGCAACAAACTTAGCGATGGCTCCGAAGCCATCACCGATATCCTTTGCGAACTTCTTTCCGTCCGAACTCTTCATCACGTCCGTCAGACGCTTGATAGTTTCGGTCAACTGATCGATGAAGCCGCTATCAGCAATGGCGAGCTTGAAGTCGAACATTGCAGTGTTGAAACGGTTTTGCTGTGCGACGAACGACTCGGTCGCTTTCGGTAACCGGTCGGCTACCATCTTCCGGTACTCTTCTGCGACCGACACAAGGTTCGACACCGATACCTTGCCGTCCTCCATTGCCTTTTTCAGATCGGGGAATTTATCCTTCAGCGCCTTTTGGAAAGTCCCGAATGCCCCCGGAAGCACGTCACCAAGCTGACCCGAAAGTTCCTCGGCCTGGATTTTCCCTTTGTTCATCATCTGACCAAGTGCGTAAAACACTCGATCCATCTTCTCGGCACCCAAACCTAGGGTTGTCCCAACTTCGCTGAACGACTCGAAGATGTAGTTCGTTTCCTTGATCTCGCGACCTGCGAGCTTCGCATTGGCTGCGAACGATGCGTACCCTGCACTCGCCCTGCCCAGGTCCAGGCCAAGCCGATCAGCCTGCCCACGGACATAGTCGTACGCCTCGCCGATCTTCTTGGTGTCGTCGCCGACCACGACAGCGAGCTTGTTCTGTGTCTCCTGACGACCGTTGTAGGCTTCGGTTACCTTGCGAACAGCGTCGATAGCCCCGTAGAGGCCAACATACGCTGCTGCCATTGACAGGACTTCACCTCGGATACGCTGATACAACGACAGCGTCGTGCGCCCTTCATCCCTGAACAGGGAGAACTTTTTCGTGGCGGTATCGGTCGCATCGCCAAACTTCTGTTTCGCCTGACGCAGAAGTTCGACAGCATGCGTGCTGTCCTTTGCTGCAGCGACAAGGCGTGCCTGTAATGCAACGAAATCAGCCGTGGACAGACCGGCTTGCCGCATTGCATCGCGCAGGTTGCGGTAGGTGGACAACTGGCTCGCCAAGTTCTTCTCAGCGGCTTGCAGCGTTGCTTGTGCGGCTGACAGGGACAACCTGAGTTCGTCATTTGCCCCGGTGGAATTTCGAAGGGCATTAGCCAGTTCGACAACCTTCACACGAGCCGTCGAGAACTCGGCACCTGCCTGTTTCATCACTGCGAGTTGTCGGTAGAACGATTCCGCCAATCCAGCCTTGTCACCGATTGCTTTGTTGGCTGCAAACAGGGCATTCAACTGCCCTTTGTAATCGGCAATCGGACCTTTCGCAGCCCTTGCAGCATTACCGATCTTGCTGATCTCAGCTTCGATACCTGCGAGCGTCCTACGACTTTCTTCACCAGGGTTGACGATACCTGTGATCATGTCGCGAAGACCGTTGCCTTCGCCGAGGGTCTTCGCCGCAGTACCGAGAGTCCGGTAGCCACGGGCAGCAGCAAGAGCCTCGTCAGCGGTCTTCCGCAGGGCGTTGCTGATCGTCAGTTGTTGCTCGGCGATATCGGCGTCACGCAGGGAGTTTTCCCAAAAGCGTACGTACTCGCCGGCCTTGTTCAGTTTTGCGGCTTCTTCGAGCTTCTTTTGAAATGTCGCATCGTCAGCCAGTTTTGCGTTTTCAACGCGTGCCTGTCTGACATTCGATGCGTAGTTCGCGATTGCCTCTTGGGCCTTGTTGATCGTGATGCCGAGCATCGCCGCAGACTGGCGAGCAGTGTTCTCAGCCTCGGCCAGCTTTCCGATCTCAATGCCGGCTTCACGGAGGGCGGCACCTAGTGCTTCCTGATCAGTCCGTTGCTTGGCAAGGGTCGACTCATTGCGCTCTGCAGCGGTAGCGAGCTTGACAAGCTTGTTCGCCTGGAAGTCGGTCGCCTTGCCGGCCTTGTCGAGCTTGTCCTTGTAGTCCGCGTGGGCTTTCGCGGCCTTGGCGACTTTCTCTTCCTGCTTGGCGATCTGCTCGCCGAGACGTTGGAATTGACCAACAAGCCCTGCCTGATCCTTGAGTTGATCTTGAACCTGCTTCAACGCCATCAGCGTCGACTTCAGTTCGTCAATCGACGCCTCACCACGCTTCGCTGCATCGGCCTGAGAGTCAAGCGCCTTCTCGATGTCGGCGATAGACTTGGTAACGCTGTCGAGCGTTTTCCCGCCCTGGATCGCCGCTCGGATGATCAGGTCTATCTCTTTGCGGTCAACCGACATCACTCATCCCTTCCAGCAGTTTTTGGAGCACCTTGCCGCCCTCTTTCGAGAACATCGAAGCGATCACCGTTTGCATCACAACGGCGTCTGTCTGTGCCCGTTGTGCGATTCGTTCCCGAACGATCCGGGTTTCCGACCACACAACGGCCACTGGGTATAACCGTGCGTCACGATGACCCTCGGACATCAACAGGCTCACATCGCGGCGAAGCCCGTGATAGAACCTGATTACTGGTCCGTCGTCCGATTGATCTGCGCTTGCTTCATCTTCATGAGTCCCGCGATTGACTCGACCGCTTTTTTTACGCCGCCCACCTCTGCAAACGTAACGTCTGCAATCTCGACAAGCGCCTTAACCTGGACAGGGAATGGGAGCTTCAACGCAGCGGAAACCGACTTCTCGTCAGTCGCGTCTGCAGCGAGCGCGATCAGGTTTGCCACGAAACCGGGAGCCTGCTCGGCGAGGGAAATCGCGATCCGACCGAGGTCGTCGTGCGTGACGTTGTTGATGTCTGGAACAACCTCGCCGGCAATGTCGACCAGCGATTCGAGGTCGGGGAGGTGTTCACGAATGAGCGTCGTAACGTCAGTCAGCGAAAGACCCCTTACAGTGAAGGAGGTCTTCGCCAACTGGATGACGCGTACTTCAGGCTGATAGTCAGCGAGTGCCATGCGTCATCCCCTAGTTAGATGAGCGTCGGACGACCGTCAATGTAGGCACCTTCGATGTTGTCGGACTTCTTCAGAATTTCGAAGTTGAAGCCGATCTGCATCCACTCTTCGCCCTTGAGTGCGTAGTCACCATCCGGAGACAGCTTGACGTAGGGGAAGTAGTAGTCGCGGTTCGCACCCTTCGGGTTGTCGGACACGAAACGCAAGGCACCGTAAATCGGGTTGGACCCGGAAACGACACGCTCACGAGTCGATGCTGCAACGTCGAATGTAGCCTGGATATCGGTCAGGTCGGGGATACCCGGAGCGTCGGACTCGATGTAGACACGCCCGAGGACTTCGTCCACTTGGTAGTTGGTGGCCTGGGAGACGGTCGTCGTGAAGCCGGAACCCTTTTTGATGACCACGTTCGAGACATTGCGCACGCCGGCAGGGTTCGAAGCGGACACGCCGAGTTGGTAGAACCGACCTCGATTTGCAGCCGTGAAGACGGTCACCTGTGCGAGTTGCGCAGTCTGCGTGATCGTCGCCTTGTCGCCGAGGAAGTACAGGGCGATGTTGTCACCGGAAATGTTGTCGCAAACCATTTTGCCGGTGCGGTCGAGGGACAGTTGAACGGAGTCGTCCTTGGTCTTCAGGCCACCTTCGGACGAGAAATGATCAAGGGCTTCTGCGGACGAAGAGGTCGTGAACTCCGGCGTATTGCCGAAATAACGCTCCCCTTGACCTTGGGTATTGGCAGTGATGGTCACGCCGTTCTGATAGCGGTCGAAGAAGACCTTCCCTTTACCAAGGGTATAGGACTTGCCGCCGAGGTCTGCTGAAATAGGCATCGTGATTACCTCAAGTTGAGATTAAAACTGTAAGTTGATTGCACGGCGAAATAATACGCTAATCCGTCTAATTGACAAGCTTGATTCGGATCGGTAGGTAGAAGAACGCCTTGCTTGATACACCCTCCATTGGCGGTCGAACGATTCCAGGTTGAACCTGGAAACCTGCAATGGAACGTCCCAACATGTACTCATCGGGGTATACCTCAAACCCGCTGGTACTGTTGACCTTGGTGAGCCTTTCAAGATGCTTTTCAACAGCATCCATCAGCCCGTACGCCGGATCGGTAGGATTGTCGACATCGTCGGGAACCCATCCTTGAATCATCAATGCCCACCACTCGGAGCGATCAGACTCGCCTGCGTATGTTCCAGGGTCGGATCGAGTCGATTCTAGGATGGACACTAGCGGTAAGGGGTCATCCTCGCCGAAAACAAGTCGCCCTCGTTTCACAGAACCGACAAGTTCATAGTCATAACCCAACTGACGATTGATCCCTTCGAGGTGGGACGTCAGGCGCTTTAAAACCGTAAGTCTGTAAGAGTCAGCCATGTCTACCTCTACTCAGGCGAGCGAATTGTCGGAAGAACTCATTTGAGATTTTTCCACCGAGCCAGGGGAGGGCGTCTTCCCCGACAGCTTTGAACACTTGGTCGACAGACGGCCCGTAGAGCAAATACACACCTCTGTCGAGCATCACGGGCTTGTACGCCCTGTCAACGAGCGACTTGTCCCGTGTCGCAAGGCCGATATTCCCGTTCCGTAATCTGACAAGGAACGCTTTCTTCAGGGTCTTCGTGCGACCCTTCTTCACACTCACCGTGACACCACCCCTACGGGTATTCTCGGGGGATTGACCCGGTGCAAATCGCGCAAGGGATGTCGGGCGATCCCTAGCCGAGACAATAAGCTCAAGGCGATTCGGAGTTGCTGGTTGTCGGACAGCAAGGCGGTCAGGGCTGTCCAGGTAGCCATTTGGGAAAGCGATCTGGCTTTCCATGTCTCGGCGCATCTTGGCAAGCCCCTCGCGCTCAGTCACCTGATTCATAGCAAGGGACGCTGACTGCTGTGCGATTTCCGGGAGTGCTGTGAAGAAGTCGCGAGCTTCTTTCAGAAATTCGCCTTTTATCAGATAGCTCATGGCTACCTCGGCATCGCCTGCGGCGTCACATACCAAATGTCTTCGTGCGGACCACAGTTAGGTTGACGGGTTTGCAGGACAAAGGTTGCCTGCCCGACACCTTCACCACCTAGTGCTGCACCAACACCGACACCTAGACCGCCGCCTATCGACGGAAAAGTGACCACGCCACCTCTGCGTGCCCCTATCGCGTGTGACTCTTCTGCCTGGAAGATCACTCTGTCAATACCCTGGATTGTTTCCGCATACCCGTTGTTCTCGAAGTCACCTGCAAGGGTGAGCTTGTTATGCAAACGTGCGCTGATCGGGACAGGTTTACTGAGAGAGGAATCCTGATAAAGCGCAGGAAGACCAAACGTCTCGTGGACCGTTTGGCGAACCCGCGCTTTCAGAGCAGCAAAATCAAAGGACATTACAGACCTTCGTTACCCTTCTTTTCGCCGCCCTTTTGCTTACCGGCTGCTTTTTGCACCGGCTTCACTTCACCTTCGTTGATCGGGTCACGCAGGGCTTCGTCACCGTGAGCACGTTCCAGGTCAGAGATTTCGTCTTCGGTGAAGTCGAACGGTTCACCTTTCTTGACGGTAACGGTGGCACCATCGCGAAGAACTTGGGCATGGAAATTTTGGTTGATGATCTTGACAGGCATTTTCGACTCCTTGAGGTGGAAAAACGGGTGCCGGTTGTCCGGTCACCCGTAGGTTGAAACTTAGGCGACCTTGATCTTGAATGTGGCGTTCGGCTGTGCCGGAACCATCAGCGGGGCAGACTGGGTCATCAGGTACTCGGCCCACGGGTCTTCGTTTTCCCACATCTTCGGGAACATGTCGAGAGCCTTGAAGCCGGCCTTGCCGTCACGAATGGCACCGAAGCAACGGTGACCCTGCACTGCACCGAAGTCGACACCAACGACAGTGTTCGTGTCGAGGATGTCGGTAAGGGTGTCCAACTCGTTCTTGTACTTACCGGAATACAGCCACATGCGGATCAGACCTGAACCGTTGATGCCGACCAGGGTGCCGAGGTATTCAACGGTGTCGTCGAAACCGTCCGTCATCTTGGTGAAGTCGGATTCGGAACCACGGACCTGGTTGTTCAACAGCGCCTGCACATCGGCTTTGGCGCTGAACAACGCCCAAGCGTTCGCACCGAAAATGACATCACGGATCACGGCACCACACAGGGTGTTCGAAGCTGCGCGAGCATTCTTGATGTCAGTCAGATGGACGGACGTACCCGTATCCCACTTGGCAGCACCTGCCAAGGTAATGGACAGCGAAGCGTGACGACGGAAGTCCACGGTCACCTTCGGGTAGTTTTCACCCTCAATGGTCACGGCACCGTCGATGATGGCCTTGGCAGCGAGGTATTCGCGGGTCATGACGTGCATCGCCTTGTGACGAGCCAGAAGTTCAGCAACGATGGCTTCACGACGTTGTTCCAGGGTCATGCTACCAGTGCCGAGTGCTTCGCCCGGTTGACGAACGAGCACGTCGTTCGGCTCGACGACATGTTTCGGCTTCACGTAGGCAGGCTTGAAGTTCACCATGTCGGAACCTTCGCGAGCCATCACCTTACCCTGGACGTTCGGAGCAACGAACGGGGCCATACGACGGTAATCCTCGTTGACACGGTCGAAGGCGATGAATTCGGTTTCGAAGTTGATCTGCTTGGTGAAACATTTGTCCAACCAGAAGGTCATCGGCGTCTTCTGCACACGTTGCACGCCGAGCAGGGTAGAGGTGTCGAAAATCATGATGTGTTGTTCCTTTTTCTGAAGAGTAAAACCGATTACAGGCGGACGGTGCCGATGCGGATCGGGGTACGAGCGAAGGCCGCCTGACGCTCGATCAGAGTGTCAAGGGAGGTGTGGACAGGCCACACGAGCGCTGCATCATTGAAGAAACCCCCGACGTAGACGCCTGCACGCACATCTGCAGCGGTAGCATCGACGGCCTGGGTCAAAATACCGTAGGCGACTTGGGAACCATCGACAGCGGCAGGGTTCAAGATGACGAGCTTGCCGGTAGCGGTGATCTTGCCGAGAACGGTATATTTCGCCAGAACGCCTGTATCGATGATGCCCTCTTCCGTGACAGTGGCAGATTCGCCAGCGAACAACGGGGTAGGGGTGAAAGAGCCGACGATTTCCGAGCCGGCGAGGTCTTTGTCAACAGTTGCCATTTAACTTCTCCTTGAAATGACGTTGATCGCTTAGTGCTTGACGCCGGTCGCGATTGCTTGGGCTTCCAGAATCCGTTGGGCGGCAGTCTTTTCGCCGCCTGCGGCAGCGTCGGCACCGACGTTCGGATGTTCGGAAGTGTTCATTGCTGCTTCAAAGGCGTTCGCGGTCTGAGTGACTTCCGCGACTTCCTTCGGGGCAGCAGCCATGATGCCGGCAGCGGCTTCGACCGACAGATCGGTGTTCAGTGCAAGATGACTCGCCAGCTTGTGACGGTCAGCAGCCTCGGCGTGAGACTGGATAGCCTGGATACGTTCGCGTTCGGCCTTACGCTCGGAAGAAGCGTTGGCTTGGTTGGTAGCGGCAGACTCGACAGCCGGCGCAGCAGCCTGTTGGGCCGAAGCATTTGCCGCCTGTTGGGTTGGCGAAGTGACGGTAGCCTGAGTGCTTTCCGCACCCGGCTTTACAGCAGAAGTAGACATATCGTCGTTCTCCATTGTTGCTTCCGAATCGGAAAGCTCGTTGAGAAACGCATTCACTGCCTCAAGAGGCGGGGCGATTGCGTCAATAAGGCCAAGGGACAGCGCCTCGGATGCCGTGAAGCACCGGGCTTCGGTGTCAAACACCACCTTGGAATCACAACCCCGGTTATCTGCGACCAGGGTTACGAATTCTTTTCGCGTCGAGTCGACGCTTTTCTGAATGTCAGCACGTACGGGTGCAGGGAGAGATTCATAAGGATTGCCGTCAACCTTGTGATCACCCGAGAAGATGAAACTCACAGTGACACCTGCGTCCTTGAACATCTTCGAATAGTCAAGGTGCATGGCGACGACGCCGATACTCCCGACACCACCGGACGGGGTGCACACGATCTTCGTTGCCGAACTAGCCAGGGCATAACACGCTGAGTAGCACGCAGCGTCCACAACGGCGACGGACGGCTTCACGTCACGCGAAGCCTTGATGTCGGCGGCAAGCTCAAAGCAACCGGCGACCATTCCGCCACCGGAATTGACGTCGAAAATGATCGCCTTAACATCCTCGTCGTCGAGGGCTGCTGAAAGCTGATTGCGGATAAAGTTGTACCCGGTGACCCATCCCCATGACCACGAGAAGCGATTGATCAGCAGACCGTGAATCGGGATAAATGCAATCCCGTTTGCATAGGCAAACGGCTTGTCGAGATCAGTTGAATGGTAACCGTACGCTGCGAGCAGAGTCGTCTGAGCGTCCCGCGCAGCGTCATTTTCATCCTTGGTGCTGGCAGCAGACAGGTTCTGTACAACCTCGGTGAGCATGTCGGCGTAAGCGAGCGCGAGCATCGCCGGCTGACGGTTGAAACCGCTGACTACTGTTCTGGCGAGTTGCTTGCTCACAGGTACACCTCCGTTATGCGCGGAATTCTACTCGCGGTTGCGAATAAAACAAATAGTTGATTCGACGGTCAAGCGTTTCCCTTGTTGTCATTCTTGACCTTTTCCTTCTTCGAACCACTGTTCGCAAGTGCCTTTTGATCACCTGAATTTTTCTTCTGAGCATCCATTGAGAACTCAAGCCCGTAAGACTTGATGATCCGTTCCTCGCGAGCACGTTGTTCGAACATCTTCCGGAAGTCGTCACCGAGCCTTGCGCATTCTTTCTCGTAGGTACTCAGTCCGCTCTTGATGCGAAGGATTGCCGCCTGTGTTTCCTTGGTTTCGTCGATCTGACCACGGCTCGCACCGATCCAGTCGCACTCACACAGTGCATCCTTGATCATCGGCTGATAGAACCAGTCACGGGTCTTACCCTTGGGTAGCGGAAGGTTCCCCGCTGCAATCTCTTCTTCGAGCCACAATGCGTAGATGTTCGAAGCGAGCCGGTCGGCAACAATCTTCTTGCGAGACTGCATGAACTTCCAGGTTTCGTTCATCGACGCACGGGCAGACGAGTAGTTCGTCTTCGTGTAGTCGCGACTGAACTGCTCATAGGACAAACCAAGGGCTGCTGCGATGTGCCGAAGAAGGGATTGTTCGAACTCGGTCCCGACACCGCCTGGGGTGCCGACAGGCTTCAAGTTGAGTTTCGTACCTGGGAACAGGTGAGGAATCTTGACCCCGTCCATTGCGATGGTCTTGCTCGCATCGACATAGTTGCTCAACGCACCGAGGTAGAAGTCAAGGTACTCTTGTGCCCCGCCAACAGCCCCTGCCGCGTTGTTGGCACCGATTGTCGTAAACACCTCGGCACTCGGAAGTTCCGACTCAATCGCTGCAGCGTACGACGCGTTGACCACAGCGTTCTGCAGGGTGATCTCCTGGAAGCTCTTGGTCATACGCATTTGCTTCAGGGCTGCAACCATGTCGGCGATACCACGCGACTGGTCGGGCAGAAGCTGATCGATGACGTGAATGACCTGCTTGCGACCCCACGGTTTTTCGGCAGGAATCGTCTTCCAGGTATAGGAGTCCAGATCGGCGTATCGGTCACCGGGATGGCCGTTGCGAATGCAGTAAGCGAGACTCCTGCCGTATTGATCCCGTTTGATCCCACGGCGAAGGAATCGGTCATCCGATACGCCGTCAGGGTTACTCAGTCGGTCAGGGGAGATAAGTTGGATCGCGGTCTTGAACGGTCTGCGGACCTCACGCTTCATCCACTCAGCAGTGCCTAGGACTTCACCCGTGATGACGAAGCCGCCGACACCGAGCCTGATCAAGCCGGTGAACGTGTTCCTGCGAGAAGCGTCAAACCAGCAGTCCTCCGACTCCGCAACTGTATGGAAGCGTGATTCGGTGAGAAGTTGAAATTCTTCAGCCCACTCTTCGGTCGCACCGAGGACACGCCAGTTCGGCTTCGCGTTGAGCCGGTACTGGGCACCTACGATATTATCCTTGTGAAGCGCGGCTGCACCTGAAGCGTAGCCGTCGTTTTGGACCATGTCCCGACCACGGGCGTCTGCCATTGGCTTGACGCCGTTGATGATCTGATCGGGCGACTGCATCGATGGGTTCCATCTTGCAGTTTCACGACTGGTGCGCTCGGCACCTTCGATGGCACCACCGAAGGCTTCGACTACGAGGGGTGTGGTTTCAGCGTCCATCAGAATAGGAATCCAGCAGGTCCGGTAACCCGAGTCGGTGAGAGCGACAGTTCACGTTCGAGTTGTTGGATGTAGAGATATAGCTTTTGCGAGTTAGCAGCGGTGAACTCGACCCGCTCCCCATTTTGATCGACCACTACTCGCGGTGACTTCCCGGTCAAAAGGTCGTGGTACGAAGCACGCGCATCGGTCAGTTGTTCAATCGTTCCGGCCATCGGCATACCTAACTCTCATTGAGTACACAACATTTGGTTGAGTGCGTGGACGCACTACGCCAGCTTCGCTGCAAATTTGGCGAAATCGTAATCTACATTTCGATCTTGTGCAAATCGGCGTGGCGCATCTGCTTGGTGGACAAGGTCATTCTTGTCCCATTCTGCTGCCCATCCGGGTGGGTTATTCCAGTCAAGATGCTCGCACAGCAACAGCTTCGAAATACACGCCCCGATGGCGTAGTAGAGTAAGTCCCATGCTTCGTTTCGAGTGTGAGACGGGTTCTCCCATCCTTTCGGGGTACGATGTTCCGCACACACCTCCTTGTACCACCAGTCCTCCAACCAGTCGGGGAAACGGATCATCCCCTTGCCCGGCTCAATACAGTCGAGCCGATGGTTGAGGGAGTCCTTCAGTACGTTCGAGTTGAGCATGAGAACAGGTACGTCACCCCGTGCCCCCGACTTGCTATCCTTCTTTGTCGCGTCAGGGTAGGTCACACGGGCACGAGGTTGATTCGGCGTAGGGTCACCCTTCAGAAGATGGAAGCGACCGTGCTTATTCTCAGAGCGCAATTTCCGATAGAAGTCGTATGCAGTAGCTGTAACCCCGGCCCTACCGCCTGAGTCGCAAACCGTCAGCTTCACACCCATTCTCCTGCCGGCTTCCAGTTCACCTTGCAGTGGGTAACTTCGCTCCATCACATGCTCTGTGATCAAATCCCAGTCTTCAAGGTAAGAACCCGGCTTCACCCAGTGAGCATCACCGTCTTCATCGATACGCTTGGATTTGCGAATGTCAAACCTGTCGACAAGCACGATGTCAAACGGTGCCCCCGGCAAAATACCGTGCACTTGAACGACGAACATGTTCTTCTGCACGTCGACGCAGGCGACAAGGAAACGTACCCCTAGCGGGACAACCCGCTCGTCGTCCTCACATAACTTTTCGGCACGGGCCTTCAGGTGTTCAGGGACGCGTTCGAACTCCATCGACTTCGGGATGTAGACCTCTGATAAGTCGGTGTTGTAGAACTTCTTCAGCGGTTCTTCGTTGGCCGTCTGTTCGAATTCACGCAACGCTGCAAGGTACGTCTCGACGAGAATCTTCCAGGATGAGAAGGCTGCAGCTACGCCTTTTAACCATGCCGACCCTATTGACGAGCGGTAGGGTTTGCCGAATAACCGACCCGACTTGTCGATAGCCATTCCGTCTTTGACCCATACCCCCCACTGTTGCATTTCATGCCGGTCGTTCGGGTGAATATCCTGCCCACACTTCGGGCAAACCATGCGGACGGTTTCTGCGCTCGACACGTCATCACCGAGGTCATCCCACCGGAGCATGGAGAACTCACCTTCGAAATACTGACTGCAATGAGGGCAAGGCCAATACCACCTGCGGCGATCACCCCGGTTGTACAGAGCCAGGATACCTGTCGTCGGAGGTGCCTCGTGTGGGGTGTTGGATATCCAGCGAGGGTCTTCCAGTTGCCGTGACGGGGACGACTCGGCCAGCGTCATTGCGAAGGAACCGAACGTCGTCGTCCGCTTCGAAGCGAGGTCAAACGGTGAACCCTCACCGTCGATGTTGTCGTCCATCCGGTCGTAGTCGGTCAGCGCCACTCGTGGGATCGGCTTACCCGCCATTTCCGTGCTCGACGGCCAAGACAGTGAAAGCATCATACCGTTGGAATAATGCTTGTCGAACTTGTTATCCGCGTCCCGGTCACTGCGAAGCCTCGTTCCGACTTCGGGACTGTGCTTGTGCAAGCGATCAACCCGGCGCATCGAGAAGTCGCGTGCTGCAGCCATCGACGGGGAGTACATGATCGTGTCCATCGGGTCACAGCGGATACTGTATGTCGCCCAGTTGAGCAGTAGTGAGTCCGTCTTCCCCGACTGGGCGGGACCGACGAATACGAACCCTTTCAATGTTGGGTTGGTCAACTCGTCCATCGGCTCGACCATATACGGGGCGAGCGTGTTGTCCCAAGGTCCGGAATACGAACCTGGGTTGTTCAGCCTGCGGTACTTCGTTGCAGCCTGGGAAACGGTAAGTCGCTCGGGCGGCTTGAGAAGCCCCGCGACCGAAATTACCAGTTTACCGAGAGTGTCATAAGTCCTCGGAATCAGCTTCCGATTCGGACTGAATTTCGGCTGAGTGAGTGCTTTGTTTGGCTTCGGTGAACTTGCTGACGGTCTTGGCATGTGCGTCTTCCAGGGCGTTGTCAATAATGCGAGTAATGATGTCGCGCTGTCGGTCGGTCAATTCACTCTCACGCTCGACCGTCTCACGGGTGAGTAGGAGTGACATACGGAGGGTCTTGAACAACTCTGAAACCATGTCGACCACGTCGGCTGTCGGCCAAAGCTCTGCTGCCTCCTTTTCGTACAACTGGCGCGAACGAAGACCCGCCCAAAACTCTTTCCGAAGGATGCTCGGCAGATCGGCAATCGTCATTCGCTGAATGAATTCGTCAATGTCGTAAGGTGGCGACACGATGTAGGGTGCGATCTCGCGGATCGAATAGACATCGTGACCTCTGCGATTCCCACAAGGTGTGACGTGACCGAAGATTTTCGCTTTGATGTCGCGAGTGTCCATACCGAAAATCTGACTGAGTTGGATCAGCGAAGCACCCTGATAAATGATCGCCTGGGTGTCCTCGTCAATGATCGGCTTCGGACCACGCTTAGAGGGCGTTGTCGTTGTCATAGACGTATTCCGCAATGAGTGAGTCGAGAACGTATTGCGGAATCTGGCGCATGAGCGTGACAGTCCGCACCACGGCAGCAGGCATGACGCCTGTTCGACGGTACTGATAATAGGTTGGGGTTGGGATGTCGAGGAACCTGACCGCCTGCTTGACGGACAGTCCGCTATGCGCCTCGAACTCGACAAGCACGTTCGACATCACGACCTCGGAATTATGTAATACATAATTCCGAGTGTGGCACAACCGCTAGGTTGGGTCAATCAACCATAGGTTGTTGCGGCTAGGCTGCGCTTCCGTGAAGCGGGATGATCTTTGCGCCGACCTTCAGTTTGTCCAGGTGATCCGCCCATAGCTGCATCATCTCCCGTCGCTCCTTCAGGAACTTGGTACGGTTGTAGGCAGTGCCGAGTGCGTCAGGGACGGTATGTGCTAGTTGGTGCTCGATCACTTCCGGTTTCACATGTAGTTCTTCATGGAGGATTGTTCGCGCCATTGCACGGAAGCCGTGTCCGGTGATCTCGGTCTTGGTATCAAACCCCATTCGTCGTAACGCCGCATTGACAGCAGCATCACTCATCGGCTGATCCTTCGCCCTGGCATTCGGGAAAAGGTATTTCCCGGAACCTGTCAGGTCGCACAGATCGCGCACTATCGACATAACCTGTGTCGATAGTGGGACCAGATGGAAAGTGCCCGTCTTCTTGATGAAGTATCGCCATTCGGCCTTTTCAAGATCAAAGTGCGCCCACTCTGCCTTGCGAAGTTCCCCTGGCCGCGTGAATGTCAAAGGTGCCATCAGCAACGCCGATTGGACGATGAATGTACCTTTGAACCCGTCGAACGCTCTCAACATCTCACCGACTGCGGTCGGGTCGGTTATGGATGCAAAGTGGGTTTCCTTGGCAGGTGGGATTGCGCCGATCAGGTCAGGGCACGGATCGCGTTCAGCCCGAGCCGTCGCGATTGCGTACCTGAAGACCCTGCTGAGTTCACTACGAATCCGGTGAGCCGTGTAACGTGCGCCCCGCTTATCGACTCGACGCATCACATTCAGAATATCCGGTGCTGTGATCTCAGTGATTGCTTTCGATCCGATCCACGGGAAAACATCGTTCTCCATTCGTGAAAGCGTCTTCGCCGACTGAGCAGGTTCAACAGTCTCTTTCCGTTGCTCAAGCCATTCGCGGCAAATCACTTCGAAACTATTCGTCGCTCGTTCGACGAGTGTTGCCTTTTGGGCTTTTCGATTGTCACTCGGGTCAACCCCGGATGCGACCAGTTTGCGAGCCTCGTCGCACTTGTCCCTGGCGTCTTTCAGACTGACATCGGGGTAGACCCCGAATGAAAGCATTTTCGGCTTCGCGTGGAAGCGATATCTGAAACGCCACCACTTGCTACCGTTCGGTTGAACCAGGATGGACAAGCCTCGTCCGTCGTTCATTGAGTACTGCTTGTCAGAGGGCTTCGCGTTCGCGATTGCAGTGTTACTCAGGGGCATGTGTGTAACTCCTTCGTGACCGCATCCACTTACACTCAATGTTACTCACTGTTGAGTTGGGATGACATGACACGATGTTACACAATATGATACGAAATACCAAGTAAAAACCCGCAGTTACGCGGGTTTTTTGGTTCTTCCTGATACTGCTTGCAACACCAATTTGGTGCCCCGGGCCGGCATCGAATAACGTCTGAAATGGCTTGTCCTGCAACGATCTTTGTATTCTTTGAAATCGGGTTACACCCATAGTTACTCACACAATTATTTTGCTGCGTTCACTGTTTTATTAAGTGAGATCAGGGCGTCTGTAGGGTCGGGCACACAGCCGAACATATTGTCGCACCACATCTTCGACCTGAGACGGTAGCTACCGTCCTTGTTGGGAACCTTGCTGATCGACATACCTAACCACGCTGATCCGTCTATCGGACTGTAGGTTTCCAGGTGATCGTTCGTCAATAGCTTGATCCGATAGTGTGAATTTTCCTCGACCCATTGTTTTGCTGCGGACCACATAAGTTCGCACTCTTTCTCGCTACGACATACGGGCTGGATACTTTGCGCGTATGTCAGCTTTGCAGGGTCGACCCTACTTGGTGACGCACATGCAGCCATGAAAATGAGGGGTGCTAGGACGATAATGTTCGCGTTCATTACTTGATCTTACTTCTGGTGGCGTCTTCGTTCAACTGTGAAATACTTCACATCAATGCTGAACGCGTATGACAAAATATTAAGGGTGCCCTATGTGAATCGGGCACCCGTTGATTGCGCAACCGGAAGTTGATTGTCAGTCGACATTGACAACTAGTAGGTCGATAACATCTTCTGGATTGTCGAATGCGCCCCAGTTGTCATTGACGTACGCGACCGCAGCAGCGTTCCAAAACGCCTTGTCGATAGCGTTACCGTCACAAAGCATGTGGTCGCCTTGGCGAACATACCCGGAGGCTGAGAACACCGACAGTGCAGTTGCATTCACCTTTTGCTTGAGATCAGCGATAGAAACATTCATTTGGATACTCACTTGTTTGTTGTTTTGAGAACGAGAAGAATACCCCTCGCGTTTCCCCTTAAAATACTGCTCGTGCACTCGCTTGTCGATTACGTGTTTCTTCCCTACCTTGTAAGTAGGGACATCAAATGTGCCTTTTTTGATTTTGATTTTTGCGCTCGCAAAGGTCACACCATAAGCATTGCAAACACTCTCAACACTGACCCACGGGACTTCGTTTTCTGACATTAAAGACCTCCTGCTGGTTTAAATTCAGGCCACATGTCATCGTCTGAAAAATATCCGCTTTCTGATCGAGTCATGTGAATGATGTAGTCGTCAGCACGTCGATTTTTGTGCTTTTCGACTAATGCGGGGTGAAGATCGATCAAGTCGAACCTTCTGATCTTTGACGGTACATAACCGACACATTGAATATCCTGGCACTGGTTCGGAACGACCAATTCGTACGTGTTGTCGCTGATCTCACGACCGCTGCACACATGGATGTCGTAGCGAATCCCGTTTAGGATGGCGTAAATATCAACATACGCTCCACGGGGGTCACCCTCTTGTGGGAAGGCGCAGATTCCACCACGGGTGACAATGGTTGCAGCGGTGTGCATCACTGCAGCCTCAAGGACTTTTGCCGCAAGCTTCCGTGCATCCCGGCTTAACTCAGGTTTTTCTCCAAGTTGGAGCCACACACGGTCAACGCCGAGATAGTCGGCAAGTGCCTTCATCTTCAGTTGTTTCGGCATGGACTCTGCGCTGAACCACTTCCGGACAGCCTCTTGTGAGACACCGATTTTCTCGGCAATAACCTTGTTTCGACCGACCCCGTAAGCGGGTACGGTTGCGTTGTCATCACACGCTTTCAACAGGCGTTCGGTAAAGGCAATCGCCGCTGGTGATTTTTCAGACTTCTTCTCGTTGGTCATTGTCGAACTCCTACTTGTGTGCAAAAGTGTTTCTGTTTGATTCAACTATAGGTAACTTTCGACAACTTTGCAAGAGTTTTAACAACACTAGGTTGAGAATTATTTCACACGAGCACGCATCCGTTTGAGCAAGATGAACAAAGCCTCTTGGGCATCATTCTTCTCGGACAAAGCCTCAACGACAGCCTCGTCAAGCGTACCTTCAGCAATTAAATGGTGAACCATCACCACATACTTCTGACCCTGGCGTGCGAGTCTACCGATCAACTGAAGGTAGAGTTCCAACGACCAAGGTATATCGAAGAACACGATCCGACGTCCACCGTGCTGAAGGTTTAACCCGTGACCCGCCGATTGCGGGTGCACTAGCAACATCGGTATTTTCTTGGCGTTCCAGGGTTTGACACATGCCCCTTGCTTATCCATTGCGACAGCCTTCGGGAATGCCTTCTTCAGCCGATCAAGCGAAGCGTCGTGCCAGTAAGCAACAAGGATCGGTTCGCCGTGTGCCTCTTCGACAATCGTTTCGAGCTTTTCAATCTTGTGATCGTGAAGATGGTGAACGACTCGGCGCTTCTTGAACTCATCACCCCCTACATTTTCGAGGACCGTGTCGTAGAGCACTCCGCTCGCCATCTGCAGGAGCTTCTGAGACAGTGCTGCCGCTGTCTCCGCTTCAACCTCGTCACCTGTCGGTAGTGTGACAATGAACTCGTCCTGCATCTCCTGGTAAAGCGCGATCTGGTCTGCCGACAACTTGACCTTCTCCATCAGCATTACCGGCTTTTCGAGGTCAAGGTAGTCCTCGGCTTTCATGGTCAGGCAGATGTCGGAAATCTTCTCTGCGATACGAGCGTCTGCCCCAGGTCGCAACGAGTATTTCCGGCTGTAGTGGTTGTAGGTGAAATACTCTTCGCGGAAATGCGTGATATGCCTGCCGAACCGCTCACCCTGATCGAGCAGGTAAATCTGAGCAAACAGATGTAGGTACGTCTCGGCAGCAGGCGTGGCGGTCAGTTGGTGCATCCGTTTGATCAGCGGTCGAACTCGCTTGAGTGCCTTGAAACGGTTGCTGGTGTGATCCTTCAGGCTTGAGCTTTCGTCAATGAAGACCGTATCGAAGGGCCAATCCCGACCCCAGGCATCAACCAGCCATTCGACCTGCTCTCGGTTAATGATGTGAATCGTCGCCGGGTTTTCTTTGAAGTGTCGGCGGACAGCATTTTGAGACGCGGCAAGACGAACGGCTTCGATGCGCTGAGTGACCGCAAGACCTTTCATCTGCTGTTTGACTGTGGTTTTTATCTGTGCCGCAGGGACACCGTCCCACATCAACTTCTCTTCGAGTTCGCGCCTGATCGCTTCCCGCTCCGCTTTACCTGCAGCATTCACCTGATCGACAACATCCTCTTCACGGATGTGCACGTAGGTCAGCGGGGCGGTATGTCGCCACAGTCCGATCTCTGTCGGCCAAGTCTCGTTCGCAACTCTAACCGGGGCGACCACGAGAATATGGTTCGCTTCGAAATGGGAGACAAGGTGGATTATTGCGGTCAGGCTGATGCAAGTCTTACCTAAACCGAGGTCGATGAACAATGCCGAAAACGGGTGTGTCAGCAGAAACTGAACAGCAGTATCCTGGTATTCGTGCATGTCCTCGGGACCACGCACGACGTTGTCGAAGCACTGTTCAACGTAGGTCCGTAGATTGGCAGTTCGCTTGAAGCAAGTATCGACTGCACCCATTACTGCAAAATCCTCATCGCTTCTTCAAGACTGTCGACAACAAACACGGGAACACCCTGCAAGCGAAGCTCGCGATGCCGCTTTTTCTGCTGCAGGGTGGGTTCCTCACCGGGTCGCTTGAACTCGATCAGGATGATCAGCCCGTTGCGTGCAAAGAAGTGGTCAGGGAAACCTCGCCTCCCCGTACGCATGATCTTTTCCGCAAACCAACCTCGGGACTTCGCGAAGGCGTGCGCTGGACGCTCGATCTCGCTTTCAAGAATGGTGTCGTCGCTCACAGAACCTCCGCTTCAAGCTCGGCATCGAAATCGGAGATGACAGCATCCCAGTCGTGATACGTCTTACCGTTCATCACGAGTCCTCCCCACTGCATAGCCATTGCGTTCGACCAACCTTGATAGGTGCGGCTGCGGTCCTTCCATCTGTCCTCGGAAGGACCGAGCTTGTTCTGACCACTATCGGTCTGGTTCGCCCACCTTTCGACGGTCTTACCTTTGTGCTGAACGAGCCTTCCGGGAACCCTCTTTGTCGGACGTAAGAGAGAGAGATTCTTGAGCCACAAGCACGTTCTCTTGCTGGCGTCGTCACCGTACTCATACGGCTGGATAATCTGGTCGTGTTTGCGGATTGCCGTACCTATACGTCCGACCGGGTTCTCGATTGCAATTTTCTTAATCGGTGCACCCATCAGAAGTCGAACAAAATCGAGAGCGTCGTCGGTCAACCTCGGGTCACGTAGCCCTCTTGTCGTCCAGTGCATCCCCGAAGAACAGAGGAACGTGCAGTCAGGGTGAGCGATCATCAAGTCCCAGTAGTCATTCAGTATTTCGCTAACGTCCCGTTGAATATGAAACCGGGAGTTGTTTTCGGCGGGAAGAAGATCGCACGACCAGGCGTCATGTCCAAGTGCACGGAAAGCATCACGGGTTCGACCTGAATACTCACAAGCAATGAGGACTCGCATCACAGAACCCCCAACTCGCCGAGCATCTTCCTGGCTTCATTCACGTAGTGGTCATAGTCGATGTCGTGAGGTAGCGTGCCGTCGAGTTCCATGAGCGGACGTGCCCCTGTTGATTTCGAAACAAGGTTCCCGTTGCTCGCGTAGTGGATAGACTCACACTCACCCTTGGCGTAGTACCAGCGCGTAACCTTTCCGACGTACTCGCCCTTGTAGACGGCCCCACCTGTCACCCGCCGAACGGTTAAGAAGCGGCGAACGTCAGGGCACCATTCGATTGTTTCGTCGAGAGGTGTACCTTTCCCCAGGTAGTTGATGACGGCATCAATGCAGATGTAGCTCGTCGGATTCTTCTCAGCAGGTGACCCTTTCGAGCCGGCGAAAGCGAAGTTCCCCTTCTGCTTGACTGAACCGTCAGGCTTGAATGCGAGGTAACTGTTCACCGACATCGAGTAGAGCGACTTGTAGTCAGCGAACTCCATCTCGAACCCGGTTTTAGCCTCCCAGGACTTGACGATCTCGTGATACTTCTCTTCGAGTTCGACCGGGATTTTCGAGACAATACCGTCAGTGTTGGCGCTGATCACCGAGATACCGTTCAACTCCAACTCTTCGATCAGCATCAAGAGCGCAAGCTGACCCGTGATGGTCACTTGAAGCATCAGGTTCGGAGCGTAGAGGGTCGACCACTTCGAGCCGAGCTTGCCGAACGAACCATTCAGGACGATCTTGAGGGTCATATCGGTCACCTTGTCACCTGACCGTTTTGCAGCCATCCGGCGATCACGGATACTGCGGTAGATGTCCAGGAAGTCGGGACCAAGGTGCTCAGGGTAGATGCCGCAGACCAGCATCAGGCTCGGGTAATAGGCACCAACGTCGGCATCCCTCAGTTTCACCTTGCGGGTGCTGTGGTGTGCGACACGACCCTCTGTGCTGTGCAAGCCGCCGATACCCATCTTGTAGGAACTGCCACCGATCTGGATCGTCAGCGGCGGCACCTTCGGCTTGATGATTTTCTTGGTGACCTTGTCACGAACGGCTTTCGATCCGACGATCTCGGGGGGCATTTCAATCCCGGTGATCTTGACCCTTACGCCACCTACCGTGACGGCATCGAAGTCCTCATCGTCCTCATCCTTGACTTCCTTTTTCTTCAGCTTGAACGTGGCATTCTTGACGAGGTGAAACACCTCGCGCATCTGCTGAGTCTTGAACGACAGGAATCTCGGCGGCTGGTACTTGAAGCTGTAGTCGTGCGGAAAGGTCGGTCGGAAAATCTTGTCCCCCTTGATCCGCTCAAGCTCGTGCTTCAGGACAGCCTCGGCGATCTGTGCATCCGACTTGCTGCGAAGGTCAAGCCCGTACTGCTCGCTCATCTGATGACGAAGTGTGATCTGCTTCTCGATGTGCTTGTAGCAGTCAATCGTGTCGTCACAGTCGATAAAACAATAGTCGATTGTTTTTTGACGCAAATCACCAGTGGCACCTATGATCCTTGCGTCAGGATCGAAAGGCATATCCTGAATTCGCCGACTATGTAACCTTGCTGCGTACAGCTTCAGACCAACTTGTACGGACGGCATAGGTTCGATCAAGTCGATGTGATCGATGAACGGGACTTCTGGGATGCTGTACTGGTCCTCGACATCCCAAATCCGCTTCTCACGGACAATGATATCGTCATTCAGGCGTTTCAAGGTCTTGTTGTCGACACCCTGGCGCAGCGAGAGCCGAATCATCGGCTCGTCGTAGTGCTTACCGTTGAACGTGACGATGGTGAAATTCCGCAGAATACGGATAACCTTCTGCCGGTCGAGCGGGTGACCATCGAACATCTCGACGTACGACGTGCGAGGCCCATCGATCTCCCTGAAGCAGATCAGGAAGTAGTCGATGGTGCATTCAACGTCCGCGACGACCTTCGGGCGAACTGGCAACTTGAAGGTCAATTCAACCTCCGGTACATCCGGTTGAACAGGCGTCTGACAGCGTAGCCTCGCACGACAGACACGACGGTGAACAGCAGGCCGATACCAAGCGCATGATTGACGCTGACGTTGTATCCGAACCTCGGAAGGATCAGCATGTTCGCCGCAAATGACACACCGAAGCCGATGAGAACGTCGACCCACGCTTCGACAAATGAATGCAATTTAGGCTGGCTCATAGTCCGGACATCTCGATCTGTGTTTGCGTTATCCGCTCGCGTGAAAGCTCAACACAATCAGGGTTGGTATCGATCCCGATGAAGTCTCGCCCGGTCATGGCGCATGCGACACCTGTCGTACCGCTACCCATCGCATTGTCGAGAACAACATCGCCGGGGTTGCTGTACGTTTCGACAAGCCATCTCAGGAGCGGGACAGGCTTTTGGGCCGCGTGCACTTGCTGCTGTGCGGAAAAATCACGCGAAATATCGATGATGCTTTTCGGATAGCGAGTCCCGTCGTTGTGAAACTCGGTCCTCGGCTTCAACCCGTAACCGTGGTCGTTTTTACGACCGACGTAGCCTTCAGGCTTCGAGCTTTTCCGAGAGTAGGGCTTCCCGGTTGTCATCTGAGGGTTGTAGGTACAGCGACCTTGCCCGAAGACCAGGATGTCTTCGTGCACGCGCATCGGTCTGATATTCGCAAGCCCTGGTGACCCGCACTTGTTCTTGTTCCAGATCAGGTGATCCTTGAACCAGTGATAGTTGGACGATACAAGTCGGGCGGTGAACGGCATCGAGCCGAACAGTACAGCACATCCACCTTTGACCAGGATGCGACGATACTCATCCCACATATCGTCCATGTCGATGACCTTGTCCCAGTCACATGAGGTTGTGCCGTAGGGTAGATCACAGCAAATCAGATTCACCGACTTGTCAGGTATCCACTGCATCACCTCGATACAGTCACCCTGGAAAAGCTTAAATGTCACAAATCTCACTCCGAAAAAACCCGGTCTGACAGGGAATTGTCAGACCGGGAACACCCACCAGGAGTGCCGGAAGGAGACGCAACCGGCACACGCAGGATACAACAGAAAGTTGATTACAGGTCGTCGTCAGAACCGGACGAACCCATTCCGTCGTCACCGTCACCAATCGACTCGAACACACCTTCGTCGTCGATGCGACCTTCGCCGATCTGCTCGTCATCGCGGACGAACTGGACAGCTACCAGGCTGGCGTTGATCCGCTTACCGAAGTCGTTGTCCTGGAACCACGGGCGAATCAGGATGTTCACGCGGCAACCGGCATAGAAGGTGTCCTGAATTTCCTTCTCGCTCATCGGGTCACCCTTGCGATTACGAACGCTAGGGCGGCGGGACTCACGGGCAGAAACGGTCCAGTAACCTTCATATTCCGCCTTGTCGCCGTCGTCACCATCCTTGATGAACTTCTTGTCCTTGGCGACCTTGGTATCCTTTTCCTTCTGGATACTGTTCATCACCTGTACACACAGGTCTTTCGCCGCGACGTGCGTGCTCTTGTCCAGCATACCGACGATGGAGAACTTCGGTTCGGACTGCTTACCGTTTTTGTCAGGGGGTGCCTGATAAGCCTTGTCGAGATGCGGGTAGGAGGCGCGAACGTTGTCAAGCCGGATAGTGCCGTCCGAGTACAGAACTGCGTTGCTAACCTTGGTCACAATTTCACGAGTTGCCATTTTCAATTTCCTTTTCGGATTCAGGGAGTTTCGATTTTCGGATTCACAGGTCATCGAGATTGTCGAATGTACTGTCTGCTACTGCTGCAATCGGCTCACGAGCGTCAGACTCGCGAACCATGCTCGGTTTTCCGGGTGGCTTGCGCACCACGGATTTCAGAAGCTCGGGAAGCTCTTTTCGCTTGTACCCGACCTTCCGCAAAGCGTCCTCGGACTGGGCTGGCGTGATCATGCCGCGAGGGTGAATCACCTCATCCGGTACGCCGAGGAAATCAAGAAGTTCTGCTGCATCACTCGGGTCGGTGAACACCCGATTGCTCCTGCCGAGCGCCAGCTTGTAACCGGGCACCGGCTCACCGTTAACAACTCGCGCCTCAAGGTCTTCGTGCAGGCTCTTGAACCAGGACTCGACCATGCTTCGATACGGCAACAGCCGAGCCTTCTGCTCGACAGTCAGTGAACCGATGCCGACCGGCGACAAGCCGAATGACCCGTCATCGATCCGATCACGCAGGGATACCATCTCCGAGGCTGTTACCGGGGTGTCGAGGTCGTCGAAAACACCGTCCATCAGTCGTTCGATAAAGACGGCGTAGGCAGCACAGTCGGTCTTGATCTTGCACCACTTGCACTGCTTCTCGCCGGGGGTGCGGACAGCGTCCTTGCACCATGCCGCGAACGCCCTGAGTCGTAACCAGGATGCCCATTCGAGCAGTTCTTCGCGGCTGATCTCCCACACGTCAAAGTGATGCAGTCGTGGTTGGGCGATCCGGATGACGATGCGCTGAAAATCGAACAGATCGTCGTATTTCCGGAAGAACCCGTAGGCGTAAAGGATCGCCTGGGTGTTGTCCTTGGCGAAAACCTGCACACCTAGACCCATCTTCAGGTCGGTGATCATCAGTCGACCGGGACTACAAACAGCGTGGTCCGCTGTCCCGGTCTGCTTCTTCAACGGGGTCAGGTCCGAGAAGTCGACGCGAGTCTCGACGAAATGGTTTCCCGGCTCGTAAATACACCAGGACACATATTCTTCGACGAAGTCGATCATTGTCTGATCGACTGTGATCTCGAAGGCGGAATCGCCCTCGGAAATCTGGTGCGTCGTACCGAGAAGGTGATCAGGGCGTACGCCAGATTTCAACCACTCTTCACCGACACCATGAGCGACAGTGCCGTATGCAGCATCTTCACCAGCCGAGTCTTTCGCGAACAGGTTAGGAACGAGTGACCCGGAGCAGTACGCCCACATGGCACTTCCTGACGGCGAAAAAATCGAATGGGCACCAAATTCAATCCCTGCAACGGCAAGCCGCGAGGTCAATTCTTCAGTGAATGCGTGATGTTCGGACACTAGATCACCAACATGGTTGAAAGGGATGCAACGTAATAGCCGAGCAGTTGCATTGCGAAAGCGCCTGCAAGCATCAGCCATAGCGGGTACTCGAACCGACCAGCGGCGTATGCCAGCGTGACGGCTACAGAAATCAGGATCATCAGGATGTACGGATTTGCCATCTTCGGTTTTGCGGATATTCGGGGGTGTCGGATGTTTCGGTTCTTCGCGGTTTTCAGGTCTTCGGTGACCGGGCTTGAGTGCGGTGCCGTATGTACGGCGATTGCTCTACCCTCGTGGCTCGACAATCGGCAAGCCCGGTCACCGAAGACCTCCCGGTCAAGCCGGGAGGTCCGCGCAAATGACGAAATTACATATCGTCGTCGCCGGAACCACCGGAACCGACTTCGGACAGTTCGGCGTGCTTGGCGACAGCGGCGTCCAGGACGGCTTGGTACTGAGCCGGCTTGATTTCGGCCATCTTGTCGACCTTGCCGAATTCCTTGATCACCTTCTTGGCTTCGTCCATGCCGAAGTCATCCTTGATCTTGATCAGGGCTGCATTGACCTGTTCCTGGGTGACCTTCGGGGCTTCGTCCTTCGTCTTCTCGGTAGTCTTGCCCTTGCCGGTCTTGGTTTCGGTCTTGTCGGAAACGGCAGCGACGGCAGCAGCCTTCAGGGCTTCGGTGTTGGCGTTCAGGGCGGCAATCAGTGCATCAATCTTGGCATCAACAGACATTTGAATCTCCTAGTGGTTAATTGGCTCAACGGAAAGTTGTACAGCGCGGAACGGATTTAACAACCGTTAGTTGAGCGTGTCAACAACTTTTTTCATCTTGTGCAGTAAATATGTACTGTGATACCCTCGCGCCACTTTGGCATTCAACCGAAAGTTGTGTGATATGAAAAAGACACACCGTAAGAAGACTCTGTGCGATCTACCCGCACGTTCACAGGAGTTGAACAAGATCATCCGTACTGCGGCGTTGACTGTTGACCCTTACGGGAGCATCGGTGCGCTTGCAGACAAGGCCGAGGTCAGCGCCGAGTCGATCCGCAAGGCGATCCGGGTTGGGCGGTTCAGCGTCGGCCTTGCGAGCGCCCTGGAAATAGCCTTGGGACCGGAAGTCCTGAGCAAGTCAATGCTGCGTCCCGAAAAAAATTCACAGTAAGAGGTCGTTCATGTCCCAAATTGAACGCAGCGACTTCCTTGCTATGCACGGGAAAACGCTCATCGACAACGGTTACAACATCATCCCGATCCCGCCGAAATCGAAAGGTCCAGGTTACGACGGTTGGCAGAAGGTCAAATCCACGAAAAGCCTGCTGGCCGAGTGGATCAACGACGGGATGGGGAATTACGGCATCGGCATCCTGACGAAGTACACGGTAGCGGTCGACCTGGATATCAGGGACGCAGCAATCGTCAAGAAGATCGTCGACTACATCGAAATGCTGCTCGGGGAAGCCCCGATCCGTGTCGGCAACGCCCCGAAGACCCTGCTGCTGTTCGTCGTCGACGACACGTTCCGCAAGATGAAGACCGGGAAGTACGTCGATGAGTGGGGCGATGACCATGAAATCGAAGTCCTGGCAGACGGTCAGCAGTTCGTCGCCTACGGTATCCACAAGGACACGGGTCGCCCGTACGAGTGGACGACCGAAATCTCTCCGCTGAATACCCCGTCCGACCGTCTCCCGAAGATCAGCCCTGAACAAATCAAGGACATCTTCACCTACTTCCTCACAATCGCTGGCGAGGAAGGCTGGACCAAGAAGACGAACGGTCTGTCAGGCGGTGCCCACCTGCCTGCAGATGATGACCCGTTTGCCGATGTCGAGTCCGTCGTCGATCTGCCGCCCGAGGAAATCCGAAATCGACTGCTGATGATCCCCGGTGCCGACGACTACGACCGCTGGTACACAATCGGTATGGCCCTCTATCACCAGTTCGGCGGTGAGGACGAAGGTCTTGCCATGTGGCATGAGTGGTCGGAGACAGCCGACAACTACGAGCCGGAAGCCCTCGAAAAGCACTGGAAGTCGTTCGACATCGGCGGTAAAAAGCGTGCCCCGGTCACCGCCAGAACGATCATCAAGCTCGCCAAGGAAGCCGCCACAACCCTGGCCGTCGAGAAGATCACCGAGTTGCGGGATGCCTTCTATGCTGTCAAGGACGAAACCCAGTGGCGCGAGGTGTGCGCCAAGGTGCGCAGGGCCGAAATCGACTCAGTCGCTCGGGCAGAACTGGCCGACATCGCTCGCAAACGGTACAACGACATGACCGGCGTCAAGCTGTCCATTGTCGAGGTGCGCAGGGCAATCGCCTACGAGATGCCGACGACTGACCGTACGCCGAAGTGGGCACATGACTGGGTGTTCGACGCTGCCGAGGATCGCTTCTTCCACGTCAAATCGAAGATCACGATGTCGATCCAAGGCTTCAACGCGGTCTACTCAAGGCAGTCGCTGACCAAGAAAGACCTGCTCGAAGGTCGCACGGCACCGAGCAGTACACCGGCTGACCTCGTGCTCAACATCTACAAGGTGCACGAAATCTACGGTCGGGTGTACGCCCCTGGTAAGGACACAATTTTCTTCGACAACGGACTGCGTGTCGGCAACACCTACCCCGAGTACCAAGTGCCTGCAACCCCCGAGACGCTGAGTCCTCGTGACAAGCGTGCCATCTCAACCGTGCTCAAGCACATCGCCCATCTGCTCTCCTGTGAAAAGGAGCAACGCCTGTTCCTCGACTGGCTGGCATGGGTTGTCCAGAACCCTGGTCGCCGGGTGAACTGGGCGATCCTGCTGCAAGGTGTCGAGGGTGACGGCAAGTCCTTCTTCGCATTCCTGCTCCGTGCCACGATGGGTGTCTCGAATGTCCGGATGATCAATGCCAACATCCTGGAAGGCAATTTCAACGGGTGGGCGTTCGGCCAGTGCGTCATCGTCGTCGAAGAACCACGGCTGCAGGGTCACAACAAGTACGACGTACTCAACCGGATCAAGCCGCTGATCACCAACTCGGTCATTGAATTTCACCCGAAAGGGAAAGACCCGTACAACGTCGAGAACACCTGCAACTACTTCCTGCCGACCAACTTCCGTGACGCACTGCCGCTCAACGACAACGACCGTCGTTACTGCGTCCTGTTCAGCCGGTGGCAAAACCGGGACGAGCTTCGTGAGTTCGTCGAAGCCAACCCCGAGTACTACGTCAACCTGTACCGCACCATCGAAGAGTGTGCCCCGGCGTTGCGGAAGTGGCTTGTCGATCATGAGGTGAGCGATGATTTCCCGGTAGGCGGTGATGCCCCGAGAACGAGCGCCCACAAGTACATGGTTGAAGCGTCCAAGCCGGAACCTATCCGTGTCGTCCAGGAGATCATCGCCGAAGGGCAGTACGCCGACATCACGGAAGACCTGATCAACGCTACTTCCCTACCTGACGCCATGATCGGTCGTGACACCGAACTACCGCAGACGCAAGGGTTGAACCGGCTTCTCGAACACAACGGCTACGTGTTTATCGGCAGGTTCTTTGTCGGTGGAAGGTATGGTCGATACTGGACAAAAACGCCCGACCTATTTCGCGACGGGAACGACGTGACAATGCTAAAAATTCGCAAGTATGTCGAAGCCCGTCAAAAAATAATCGAAGATAACGAACTGTAGCGAACATTCGGACAATTCGGACACACCTCAAACCCGGCGAAAGTCGGGTTTTTTCTTGCCAAACTCAGCGGTAGCGTCACTTTTACGGTATCTCTTTGTTTTTATTAAATAATCAGGCGTAAACATAAAGAAAAGTAAACAGACCGTTAACCGAATTGTCTAAATAAAAGGGAGTTTCTATACGTGAGAAAAAAAATCAGGAAAAAAAATCTCATATAGCCGAAACTCGCTTTTTTTCAGACAATTCGGTTAACGGCCCTGAAAACCCCGTTTTCCGTGCAACGGTCAGACGGTATTCCTCGGATTATGTATTTCATAATGCGTCCTAAACGGTTTGGCGCACTTTTAGAGAACGCGGCTCTGCGCCCCCTCGACCCGTCAATCCGGCCCAGGGAGTACCTTAACTTGTTGATTACATTACGATTGATCATCACCCCGACACCCGTAGACACACCGACACACGAGGCGCACGGGCATACATTTGTATGTAATACATAAAAACGCCATAGCTAAACACCGACACACATGCACCCCATTTATTATGTAATACATAAACCGATAGAATAGCTACACAATAGGCCGCTATCACGTCCACCCCCATTCCATACACACCCCTACTAGATACCGTCAACACGTCTAACCTGCACCCAGCCATGCAAGCCACAGGGCTATAAAACAACAAGGGGTGCACCCCTATCACTAGGACGTGCACCCCATATCACGGGCAAAAAGAAAGCCGGCACACTGGCCGGCTTGTTTGCTTACTGGTTAGCTGGCGTGTCTACTTGTTCTTTGTGGCTTGCTCAATGTATCTGTTCACGTGGCCTTTTGCTTCCCTGAGTGATGTGTAAACAGATCGAGAAACACGAGCAGGCAGAGTGTATGCAAACCCCGTCGACGCATAGTGTTGGCTTATCCTGAACCCCTTATAACTTATCGTTTTCCGTATCATCATTCACCCCCTGTCAGTTCGCCAATAAGTGCAGCCGCCAGTATAAACACGGATGCAACCAGGAAAGCGGTCAACGTGTGACCCTTGCTCACTATCACACCCCCTATGAGCAGGCCGGCAGCTACCAGCGCAAGCATGGTGTAATCGAGCACGGATAACGGCTTGCCGGCTTGTGTCGTTTTGGTGGCGGTGCTCATGACGCGAACCCCGCTAGATTGTGATTAAGTGCGCACCCTGTCAGGTAATCCAGCATGTCGAGTTCGAAGAGTGCCCAGTGTAGCAAGCCGGCACCCTCTGATTTAGCGAACTCAGACACGCGGTTAATTTCGGCAATCATTGCGGCCATAAATAGCGGGTTCATTGGTCACACCCCGCGATAATTCCCGGCTTCGTCAGATAGCCCATGTTTTCGGGCATGGTAATAGCTGCACCTTTCCAGGATCGACGTGAACGAACCCTTTCCCCGTTTTCGTAAAATTCTAATTCGTTAGCTTCTATCGCCTCGTCGACGTATTCATCCGACGATTGATAATCACATTCATCCCGAAGCCGGCAATAAAGCCAGCGCGCCAAATCAGTAACAATATCGCCGGCCGCGTGTTCCGTTTTGTAGTCGACCGATTCTTCGTCATACCGGCTTGAATAACCCTTTACGACCTCGTCGACGTATTGATTACCGCGGCTTTCCGAACAGATAGCACGAAGGCGGTAAAAGTTCGTTTTCTGCAGTGCTTGCCAGTCGGAAACAATCGAATGTAAGCCAGTGTTTTGGGGTGCGTATTCCTTAATAGCTTTCAAGCACCCCGCCTTATATTTCCAGGTACCGGCAAAAGCGGCGTAATCGGATTGACAATAACCGATAGAATAAAATATTTCTGGTTCTTGTCTGGTTCCGCCCCCGTATAACTTTACGGAATGTGTATCCAATTCAAGGCCGATAATCTCGGCGATTTGGGTGAAGTCCTCGATTACGTTATCAAGGTCCGAAGAATCAGAGCATGAGCGATACCACTCACGGGCTTTTTCTTTTGCCTTGTCGGATAGTTCGGCAAACTGATAAACGGTTTTTGTGATTGTGCGCTGCATTTGGTTGACCTCAATAATTAATTTTTTCAACACGCGAAACCTTTTCCACATATTCGCGGGCGCCTGTTAGGTGGGCTGCAGTGTTGGGTTAACGGTACTGTTTCGCTAACAGTTCTTCCGGACGATATCCAAAAAGAAAATCAGATGCGTACGGCGCGACCGTTTCTCTGTAAACTTTATCGTCACCGACGGACGTCCACCAATATCCAGGCGACAATTTAGGCCCTTGCACAAAACGGTCGACTATTACTTTTTCGCCAGTCTTCAAAATAAAGGTGTTCACCTGTTCACCTCTCTGTTGATAGTCCGGACAATCCCGGCCGCCTTACGTATACCGGCGGATAAGTTACCGGCGCCGAGCTGGCGCATAGTGTGCACTGTTTCATCATCCAGTGAAACACGGTGTGGGTTCTGATATCCGGCGTCCACACTGGCGCCGGCCGCCTTTCTGCCTTGTGGTTTTTTCTGGTCAGTCATTCCGCGTCCACCTCACCATAGGCCGATTCTATTTCGCGTCCACAATCGTCGCAATACATCGCCGGACCTTCCCAGTA